TGTTGGTGGTAACTTCTCTGTTGGTGGTGCTGCTGGAGTTAAAGCATCTATCCTTGCTGCATCTGGTAACACAGATATCAAGGGAACATTAAACGTTGATGATGCTGTAACCTTTGGTGGAACTCTTGGAGTCACAGGTCAGATTACTGGTGATGTAACTGGTGCTCTAACTGGTAACGCTGATACTTCAACACAAGTTGCTGTTACTGAAACTAATAACAACGCACTATTCTACCCTGCATTTATGGGTGGAAACACTGGTAATCAGTCAGTTCACGTTGACTCTGCTAACCTTAGATACAACCCATTCTCTAACACTTTATCAGTAACTAACTTTATATCTACTACGAACTTTGAAGTTCAAGGTAATATGAACGTTACTGGTTTGATTACCTTTGGGGAATCTGAAGTTGGTAGTATTGCAAACCACAACACTGATGCTCTTACTGAAGGTTCAACTAACTTATACTTTACTGACGAACGTGTAGATGACAGAGTAAACAATCTATTTACTGCTGGAACTGGTATCACTAAGGTATATGATGATGCTGCTAATAGTTACACATTATCAGTTACACAGGTAGACATCGATACTGATAATGTAACTGAAGGGTCTACAAACCTCTTTACAACTGCTGCAAGAACAAGAACACACTTTGTATATGGTAATGGTATTCAGTTAAACACAGATACTATTTCTGTAACACAGGGTGATATCAATACAGACAATGTAACTGAAGGTTCTACAAATCTATTCACAACAAATACAAGAACTAGAACTCACTTCACTTATGGTAATGGTATTGCATTATCTGCTGGTGGCGAACTAACAGTAACTGAATCTCAGATCGATACTGACAATGTAACTGAAGGATCAACAAACCTCTTTACTACTGCTGCTAGAACTAGAACTCATTTCACATATGGAACTGGTGTAAAACTTACTGGTGGAACTGTTGCAGTTGACTTCACAGAATTTGACACAGGAAGTATCACTGAAGGATCTAATCTATACTATACAGATGAGAGAGTTGATGACAGAGTTAATAATCTGTTCACTGCTGGTACAGGTATTACCAAGGTTTACGATGATACTGCTAACACATATACTCTTACAGTTACACAGGCAGACATCAGTACTGATAATGTTACTGAAGGATCAACGAATCTATTCACCACTGCTGCTAGAACCAGAACACACTTTACATATGGAACAGGTATTACACACTCTTCTGGTACTTTGTCTGTTACTCAGTCAGACATTGATACAGATAATATCACAGAAGGATCAACCAACCTATTCACCACTTCTGCAAGAACTCGTGGACACATTTCAGTTAGTGGAGATCTAGGATACAATAGTGGCACAGGTGTTATCTCCTTTACTGAGAGAACTGATGCTGAAGTTAATACTCTTGCAGATGCTCGTGTTACTGCTGGTATCACTGGAAAACTTGATGCTTCTTCTATAAGTACATTCGGTTTAACACTGGTTGATGACGCAGATGCTGCTACTGCAAGATCAACTCTTGGTCTTGGAACTGCTGCTGTTGCTGCTTCTGGTGCCTTCGCTACTGCTGCACAAGGAACACTTGCTGCTTCTGCTACACAACCAGGTGACTTGTCAACTGTAGCAACCAGTGGAGCATACAATGATCTATCTGGCAAACCTACATTAGGAACTGCTGCTGCAACTGCAACCACAGCATATGCTACTTCTGCACAAGGTACAAAGGCAGACGCTAACGATACTGACATAGATGACATCTATACTCAGTTAGTTGCGATTGGTAATAACAATGCGATTACAACAGTCGCACAACTTAAGACTGCACTACTAGCACTAGCAAGGAGTTAACTAAATGGCTGCCCCTAATTCAAAAGCAACATTAAAAGAATATGCCTTGCGTAGGTTGGGTAAACCTGTGTTGGAAGTTAACGTGGATGACACTCAGGTTGATGATGCTTTAGATTATACTATTGAAAAGTTTCAGGAATATCATTTTGGTGGATCTTCCAAAGTGTATATGAAGCATCAGTTCACTGCTGAAGATCTAACAAGATTTCAAGGAGATGAATCTGAAACTGGTACTGATACTTTACAAGCTGGAAGTACAGGTTCAGTATTTAAACAACAATCAAACTATTTGATAATGCCAGATCATATTCGGGCAGTGAATGGTATCTTTACTTTTCAAGATAAGGGTACTGCAAATATGTTTGATATTAGATATCAGTTACGTTTGAATGATCTGTTTGATTTTACATCAACACAGTTTCATCATTATTATATGATTCAGACACACCTTCAAACTATTAACTTCTTACTAGAAGGAATGAAACCAACTAGGTTCAATGCTTCTGATGGTAAGTTGTTTATTGATATGGATACATTAACTGATGTACGACTTGATGATTATGTGGTGATGGAATGTGTCAGTGCAATAGACCCTGCAAACTTTACCAAAATCTATAACACAATGTGGGTTAAAGATTATGCTACAGCAATGATCAAAAAATACTGGGGTCAAAATTTGACCAAGTTTCAAAATGTTCAGTTACCTGGTGGAGTTACTCTCAATGGTGAGAAAATTTATGGTGATGCTGTAGAGGAACTTCGTGAGTTAGAAGAAACATTGAGAAACACTTATGAAGAACCACCTATGGATATGATAGGATAATGCCTACTAATTCTTACTTTACACACGGAACCAGTGGTGAACAAAATCTTGTTGAACAACTGGTTATCGAACAAATAAAGATGTTCGGTCAGGATGTTTATTACATCCCTAGAGTCATCGTAGATGAAGATCCTGCCTTTGGTGAGGACTCCTTATCTAAGTTTGATGATGCTTATTTAATAGAAGCATATCTTGAGAACGTAGAAGGGTTTGGTGGAGATGGAGATTTATTCTCTAAGTTTGGTGTAAGAATATCTGATAAAGTTACATTCATAATATCAAGAACAAGATTCACATCTCTTGTTGATGATAACGCTACATTAGTACAAGAAGGTAGACCGAATGAAGGAGATCTGATTTACTTCCCTCTAGCACAAAAATTATTTCAAATACAATTTGTTCAGTATGAACAACCATTTTTTCAGTTAGGTAAGATCCATACTTGGGGTCTAGAATGTGAACTATACGAGTACAGCGACGAAGACTTCGATACAGGTGTAGATGCTATCGATCAAGTAGAGAGAAACTTTGCTACAACAATTACTCTCAACTTTGCTACAGGTGGTACAGGAACTTATACAGTTGGAGAACAAATTGCTGGTGGTACATCTAACGTAACTGCTGAAGTTAAGTCTTGGGATGCTACTACAAGACAACTACAAATTTATAATAGATCGGGTATCTTTACAATCCCAGAAACCGTTACTGGACAGACATCTGGGGCAGCACACACTACAGCGAGTTATAATACCCTAAATAATACTAACTCAGAGTTTGATGAAAACTCATTCTTTGAGACACAAGGTGATAGTATATTGGACTTCTCACAAGGAAATCCATTTGGAGAGTTTGGAGGCTCTAGTTAATGTTAGGAACGTATTCATACAACGAGATTTTTCGTAAGACTGTTATAGGTTTTGGTACTATTTTTAATAATATCGAAGTCAAACGTGTCAGTGGATCTAAGACTGAAGTTATGAAAGTACCTTTGGCATATGGTCCTAAAGATAAATTTCTAGCACGGTTAGCACAAGCTGGAACTTCAGATGAAAGATCAACTCAAATTAGTTTACCAAGACTTTCTTTTGAGATTTCTGGATTTTCATATGATTCATCTAGAAAAGTATCACCAACTCAAGTGATACGACACGTAGATAGTAATGATGGTAGTAAGACTAAAAAGTCTTTTATGCCAGTTCCATATAATGTAGATTTTGAACTTGCTATTCTTTCTAAGAATCAAGATGATGGACTACAGATCTTAGAACAAATTCTTCCAGTATTTCAACCAATGTTTAATATAACTATTAACTTGGTAGATGCTATTGGTGAGAAAAAAGATTTCCCAATCACATTAAACTCTGTGAATTATGATGATGACTATGAGGGAGATTTTACAACACGTAGAACATTGATCTACACGTTGTCATTTACTGCTAAAACTTATCTTTATGGACCTGTTACTGATGTTAGTAGCAAGGTTATCAAGACTGCTATTGTTGATACTGCTATGAAGGTAGATACAACAGCACCTAGAGAAGTTCGTTATCAAGTCCAACCCGATCCATTCTCTGCTGACGCAGATGATAACTTCGGTTTCAACGAAATATATTCTGAATTCACTGATGGAAAATCAAGAAACGCAACCACAGGACAAGACGAGTAAGATCTATGGTGGCATCGAAGATGCACTAGAGGTTGAGACTTCACTTGTTAGCGATATTGCTCCAACTAAAAAGGGTGGCGATTTAGTAGATACTGAAAAAACTCCTTTACAACAACAGATTGTTAAGGACTATGAGTATTCTCGTGGTCAATTTTATTCTTTGATTGAGAAAGGACAAGAAGCAGTAGATGGTATATTAGATGTTGCACAACAATCAGATTCACCACGTGCATATGAAGTAGCTGGTAATCTAATTAAGAATGTCGGAGATACTGCCGACAAACTTATGGATCTTCAAAAGAAATTAGATGAGTTAGAAGGTGGTTCAGGTTCTAAAAATTTACCTGGTAATGTAACTAACAACACTATGTTTGTTGGTTCTACTGCTGAACTTGCTAAATTTTTGAAGAAACAAAAGGATAAATAACATAGTAAAGGAATAGGAACACGATGTCAGTCTTAAATGTATTAGATACAACGACAGTGAGTGGTTCAGGAACTGCATACATAGTGGTCAAGTCTGGTGTCGTACGTGCGTACGCTGCAACAGCATCCACAATATCTTTTGACGGTGGTCCTGCGATTACTCTTGCTGCTAAAGAAGCGATTTTACTTTCAGTAGGAAAATCAAAGAACGCTAAGATTGCTAGTGCAACAGATGCTGCTGCAATGGTAATTACTGCTGAAGGATTCTCAGGTGGTGGTAGACACACTTTTAGTGTTGGAGATTATATAGAAACAGTTGATGGTGGTGACACTGATGGATTTACTTCTGACTTTGAGTCAGCAGCATCATCAGGTAAGAAGGTAACAGCAATCACTGCTTCTACTATTACAACAGATTATGATTCATCAGCAGCATCAGGTGATTATACACTTAGTGCAGCAGATGCAACTGCTGGAAACATTCCATTAGTAAAGCGTGCAGTCAAATGTGTTGCTGGATCTAATGCAGTTACATTGGAACAAGTACAAATAGTAGGTGGATAATGTCAACTTTATCCTTTAAACAATTTATTGCTGAAGGTGGATTATCTCGTGCTGTTAGAAACTCTATGCAGCGTAATACTGCACAGTTAACAGCAAACAGAGGTAACGTATCTGGTGCTGAAAACAAAGCAAAGAATAAAGAACTAGGTAAAAAAGTTCGTAGTTTAGGATATGGTTATAAGAAGGTAGAAGGAAAATATGCAGAGAAAGACGAGAAGACAGGGGAAACAAAGACTGTAAGAGAACCATCTATTGTAGTCAATGCACCCAAGAAAAAGTTCAGAACTTTTAAGAAACAGATGAAGCGTCTTGGTAAGGAGTACAATCAGGATTCCATAATTACCAAAAAAGGTAAAAAAGATGCTATACTAAACCCAACTGCTCGTAGAGCAGGAACTAAGGGTATGAAGTTAGGTCAAGTAAAACCTAATCGTCCCAACCCTTATGGCGAAACTAAAGTCAAAAACAAATCTTACTCATATGGAAATTGATCACAGTTGGAGGCAAGAGTATCTTGCTTCTAAACCTAGGTTGTCAGCATTTCAAAAAGAACTCTTGACTAATGGTCCTAAAGGACTGTCTCAAGCTTGGATTCTAGGTGCTATGCACAATGAATGGAAGGTTCAAAAGTATGGAAAAGAACCAGAGCCTAAATCACTTCAGTCATCATTTAAAGACTTTAATAGTAAGTACAATGGAAATTAAATGTAAATACTGTGGACTCACTCCACCAAAAAATCATTGGAACGGTCAAAAGTGGATCGAGAAACACGAAGCAAACTGTCCCCAAAAACCAGGTCATAATGGCAATAGCTGATAAAACACAAGAACTGTTCGAGAAATTTGTCGAATGGGATAAGAAACTTATTAAAAAGTTTCAAGATAAATTTAAAATTTCTGACTATAAAATGCTTTGCATATCATTTGCAAAAGGTTTTATTATTGGTGCTATTCTTCTGTGACAGACGACAGAATTAAGTCACTTTGTTATACTAAGGAAGAAGTTGATGTAATGATCAGTGATGCCCTCGCTGAAGCTCGTGCTATAGATGAAGAGTCTATGAGGAAGCACAATAGAGATGCGACTGTCATTAGTATGATATTAGGTTTTACAGCATTAGCATTGTTTGTAGACGGTTTACTAAGGATGTTAGGTATCATAGAACCGTTTATGGGTATTGATATTAATATTATAGATCAAATAGTTGACAAAGTTAAGGTAGAGATGCTACCCTTAAAGAATATATTAAATCGGTAATGACCAAACGTGATAGAGTTAGAGCACAAGTAAAGTCTAGATTTTACTATCTGTTCTGGGGAACCGCTACTATATCTGTTGTAGCAGGGCAGATTTATCTTGGTACTTCTTATCGTGATATGTCAAGGTCATTAGATAGGTGGTTTGACGAGACTATTGATATTATGCAAACACCACTAAGAAAAAGAATGCAAAGGGATGGAATCTATTTACCTTTAGTTCCACCACCTTCATCAGAAAGATTTGATATGACTGTAATACAATAAAAAAAAGACCCTTCGGGGTCTTTTTTAATTTCTTTTACATAGTTAGGACTTCTCTACAAATTCGTTTACACGTGTGTTGATTATCGTTACATTCAATTAAACATTCGTAATACTCATCGAGTGTGTCGCTATGAGGGTCTTTATAAGATCCCGACAATTGATTGAATGATACTAAATTGTTTTTCATACCACCTCCTTTAAGGTTAGTTGACATCATAATGCAGAAGATTTGGTTACATCTTTTGTCCTTTAAGTATATCATTATTTAGTGTGTGTTGGATTGGAAACACTGTGTTTAATACACAATCAGTAACGGAGTATTTGTGCCTATAAGAATAAATAATAGAACGTAAGTAAATCTACTCAACCCAGTGTCACACTACACAATCGGTTATCACGATAATCAAAATCATCACTTTGAAATTTGTGAATATGCCGATGACGCTTTCAGTGCAATTCGTCAAGCACAGCAAGATCTACCAGGTCTTTTATCCTCACACGCAAGTGAATATGTTATTAAAGAGGACTGATGGATCACTTTCAAGATTTTAAATCCACACTCTCTGCAACAAGATGTTTTGTATGTTGCACACTTTTAATTACAGCAGTTATAATTAGTGGGACTGCATATTTGTAAGATGTGACTCTACGATTTAAAGAAATTTTACCACCTCATCCAGAACCAAAGGGATTTGAAAAGGTGAAAAAGCTTGTCAGTGTTTGGATAAAGAAAAAATTAAGAGACTTTAAAAGGAATAGATAGTACAAACTTATCAAACACATAAGCATATGTTATCTACACAGTATCGTTTGCGACTTGAAGCAATATGCAAATCAATAGCAGCAGGAACTGAAGTTAGTATGGAAGATATGATATGGGCACAAAAATTATCTAAAGCAAATACTTCTGCCAGAGGTATGTTAAACAAGGCTCGTAGGATGAGTACTGATCCGAACGAGTCTTTTCTTAATCACTTGAATATTGGAGACCCCGATTCAAGTAATCACCGTAGGGGTTTCGGAAGTCCAGAAGATGTGATAGACTGGTTTCATCAAGAACGGTCAGATGACTGGAGGCAACGTGATTAACACACAGGGAATGTCCTATGGTAAAGGTAAAGGTGAGGGTAAATCACTTCAAGAACAACGTGATGCTATCCCACCTTTAAAGGTGAATGAAATGAATCTTATATCTGATGCTCTCAAAGTAGAATTAAAACAAGTAATTAATGAAGTATTAGATGAAAGAGAATATAAAAAGAAACTTGATGGTCCTTATGACTTCCCAGAAAATTAATCCTCTTGCTGAACTTCTAGGTATTGAAGAAGAAGAAGAATCTACTAAAATTTGCAGAAAGTGTGGCAGGGATCTTCCTGTAACATCTTTTAGATGGAGAGGTGAAGGGACTGTAAAGAAAAGAATTAATATTGATTGTAAAAAATGTGTCGCAGCAGATGATAGAATTAGAAGTGAACTTAGAAAGACTGCACCACCAATACCATTAGTGTGTGATTGCTGTGGAGAATCTCCATTAAAACCTTACAAATCTCAACATAAGAAATTGTGTTTAGATCACAACCATAAAACTGGAGAGTTTCGTGGATGGTTATGTGATAGTTGTAATGTAGCATTGTCAAGAATGAATGATGATGTTAGTGTCCTTAAAAAAGCAATCAAGTATCTTGAGAAACAATGACTGTAGTTCATAGTGTAAACATAATGGTTTTTATACTTCTTGTTTGTGTTTCAGTTGTGATATACTACATAATAAGATTCGATCATTTCTGGCCAAATGAAAAATAATATAATACTATTACCATTCTTTCTATTAACAGCGTGTGGAGAAGCACCTGTTACTGCTAGTGCTGTTGATGATGAGTTTTATGATCAATTGGTAGAAAAGTATCACGAAGCACAAAGACCAAAACCTAATTATAGGGATGCTGAAGATGTTATAAATAGTGCATTAATGGAGTTTTACTATGGGGGCAATGGTACCACCAAGTCGGAAGAGTTGTTACAACTTCCGAGTAGTATCAATTGATAGAGTTGTTGATGGCGACACTATTGATGTAACGATAGATTTAGGATTTGATCTTTATAAAAAAGAAAGAGTTCGCATAGCTGGTATCGATACTCCTGAGAAAAGAACACGTGACTTAGCAGAGAAAGCATTAGGTATTGATGCTACTAACTGGATGAAAGGTACACTAGAGGATACAATAAATGGAGATGACGAACTTACTATCAGAACCGAACTCAAAGGTGGTATGGGTAAGTACGGTAGGCTTCTTGGCTGGTTATATGTTGGCGAGAGCGATGTATCGTTAAACGAACAAATGATTACCGAAGGGTATGCTTGGGAGTACGATGGAGGAACTAAAAATAAAAACTTTGACGAACTTATTGAGATACGTAAGAAATTTGGAACTTATGTTGTAGACGCAGGAACCCCATCATCAGTTGAGTAATGGCAGAGAATCAGATATATCTTGGTAATCCGAATCTAAAGAAAGCAAACGTACCAACTAACTTCACACCTAAACAGGTGAAGGAGTTTATAAAGTGCAGTAAAGATCCAGTCTATTTTATACGTAAGTATATTAAGATTGTATC